GGTATGATTGTTGTATTTCCAATTGATTCAATTTCTTTACCACTGTCTGCAAATGAGTAATCTCCAAACAATCTAGTAACACCTTTTGTTTGAGACAGGAGATGACCTTTGGTGATGCAGGTGGCCAGCTTAGCTTTTCTTACTTGATCAAATGTAGACCAACTTGAATCCGAGACTATGTCAAACCATTCTACAGACACCATAGGATACTTATCTATTTCAGACTTAACTTTTTTAGGAATTGCTATTTTCTTTTTCATCAATTATTACCTCTACTACTCCAACTGATGTCATCATTGGATTATGTTTAGCATTGAACAACTTAATAAACTCTGACCAACTACTTTTCGACAGCTGTTGCTTCAACTTCAATCGTCTTGGCGTTGTAGCCATCGATTTTTTTCGATAACTCTTCCAATTTCTTTTCAAGTTGCTCACGTGACATACCCTCCAAACCAGTTACTGTTACTTCTTTCCTATCAACATATTGACCTGCTAATTGCCCAGACCTATATTCTGCATTGATGGCAGCAGCATACTGTTTGTCTGACTCTGCCTTGTCTGCAATTCTTTCTAATCTTTTATATCTTCGTAACTGATCTCCAGTGTATTTCTTTACTTCTTGTTCAAATCTTTTGTCATAATATTTTGCAACGTGAGGATTAATTTTTCTATTTAATAATTGTGATGCACATGACTTAGCACTATTTTCATTAGCAGCACTAAACCCTGCTTTTTTATAAGCTTCATGTTGTGTAATAGATCCATGCTCTGATACCATGATCTCCACAAACATTCTTTGTTTAGGTGTAAGCTCTAGTTCTGTTTTGAGTGCGTTCTTCTTCATTTAATTTTATTTAGATCTGATATAATAATTCTACGTTTCATTCTTATCAATTGATTATTTTTATCTGCTTGAAAATTTTTATCTACAACTTTAAAATCTGATTTAAGTTCATTTCTTATACCTGACCTGACATCTTTTTTAGCTTCTGCTCTTGTACCACCTTCTTTTTTAAGAATTTCTGAAGTTTTTCTACCACTCTTAAAATATCTTTTAGCAGCACTTTTAATACTTTTTGTAAGTAATCCACCAATTAACATTTTTTTCATACCACCTGATTTAAAGCTTTGCGGTTCATCTTTTCTTCTTTTTAAAAACTTTCTTACTGATTGTGATATCTCATCTTGTATTTTAATTCTATCTTTTTTACTCAAAGGATTTATTTGTAATCCTTTACCTCTCTTATCAGAAGCATAAGCTTTACCAAAAATCTGTGGTCTACCACCAGAAGTTTTTGATCTCTTTGATCTTTCTATTCTTGTAAAAATTCTTCTTCTCAATCCTGGCGTTGCTTTGATTTCAGCAGCTGATGTAAACTTAGTTCCTTTGATTTTTCTTTTGATATCTGCCTTAATTAAATTATATGGTACAACAGGAGTGCCTACTTTTTTAGAACGTCTAACTTCACTTTTATGTTTTCTAAATGCTGTTTTAAAAGCTGCCTTAGCAGTCTTAAATATTAATTTTTTCATCATAATATTTTTATTATATAGATTTTTCAGACTAAATGTAATTACCATAAAACCAACTGTTTGCGTTCCCGCAAGAGTGGTGTATCCCAGATACACCATAGATACACCATAGATACACCATAAAAACACACTTAAATCATTGATATATAAGCATTATTCTTGTTCGGATACACCAGATACACCTCTTTTACCCCCTAAGCACTTTTTTATTTTAATTACTCTGTAATATCTATATAGTAAAAATGTTTTATAAATATTGACGGTCATTGAAAACCTCAATCTGGTTCGGTTTCCGGTGGCCGTTATCACTTTAGAATTATTCCAAACTACATTTAATTAGACACCGAATACCGGATATGGTACATTGAATCATGTTCATTCATGAGCATATATTTTTGATCATTTCCTCCGGGGGTTCAATATTGCTCTCTTATCTCCCCCGGGGGTTTAAATCCTTTAGACCACCCTGACTAATTATCTCTGTTTAATCTCCTCTCATTCTCCTTTACAATATCTTTTTTAATTTCACGCCTCTCTTCCTTCGTACCAGCCTCTCGATACATTTTATATAATTCTCGATAGTTAAGCCATGACTTCTGCAGCTCTGTAAATTTAATTTTTTTTGTTTTAATAAGTTTAAGAAATTCGCCTCTAACCATATCAGGATCCATATCAGCAGACCAACACACATCTTGAAAGTCATTAGAATTACCTAAAAACCATTTGTAGGCATCTTCTTTCCAATAAGTTTCTTTTTTAAAACCTGAGTTATTCATTACATCTTCCAGAGCTTGCACAATAATGGCCTGGAATAGTCTCTGTTCAGAAACTACTTTGGGTTTTATAAGTTCCATACTTAACTTAATTCCCAAATTTTTTAACAAGCTTGGAGAGCAATGTAGCAAATTTTTTGACCTCACGTTGAGGATATCTTGGAACACCTCGTCCAGAGTGGCTATGCTTTAAAACTAAATATTGATCACAAATTAAATCTATGAAATCATTACGATCCATTGGTTCCATCCCACTAGCATAAATGATGGTCTCTTGGGCTAATTCCTTAGATGATTTGTATTCCATTTGCATAACCACGATGCGGGAAAAGATATGGATTGGGATAATGCACCGTGGTTACACATTTCGGACAACAAGCTTAAGGCCTTTAGCTTGCGCTACAGCTTTGCGACCTGTCATCCATCTCTTCTCAATTTTATCGAGAAAAGAAAGACTGAAATTTCCTAAACCAAAGTCATTTCCACAAAACAACTGAAACATCAGACTAGTTAACTCATCATAAGTTTTTTTGTTTGGACACACCATTACTAGCTTGTCCAACGCCTGGTCTAATGCTTCTTCACTGCTTTTTTTAACAGCTTTACCCACAAAATATCCTTTTATTAAAAGTTAAACTTGTGATTCGTTGTTCGGTGAAAATAAAGTGTTTTGAGCCCCACTTTTTCATTTAGGCTTAGGAATACGTAATTGATTATTAAGTTATTTAAATTTAGATTGCAAGTATAAAAAAAGGGCCAGTCTCCCGGCCCTTCTTCGATCCCATCGGTTTAAAGGTTAACCATCCAACCTTGGATCTATTTACCGTTGAGCAGCTTCTTGCCCTCAGAGAGTAAATTCTGTTTCATGGACTCATAAGGCTTGCCTTCCTTTTTAGCAATCTTCTTAACCTCGTCATCAACAAGCTTAGCGATCATGCTACCAGGTCTTCTAAAACCATTCTTACCCATAGCTCTTATAATCATGTACGATTCGATATCAACTGCACATGACTTCCATTTATTTATGTCCATCTTTCCTTCCTTGTCCTAGTGTTCTTGATATTCTTTTGACTCAAAGAAATCAAGCAATTTTATTTTTTTCTTTGTAGTAAGACCTGCATTATATATTTTCTCAATTATAATCACATAGTCCTTTGTACTAGTTCCAGTCAAAAACCAACTAGATCGACTTGCACAGGCTTTCTTAAACCTTGAGAACTCAAACATAGGATGTTTGTCTACAACTATGTAAGCGTACACAAACGATCGTTTCAATCTTCTCTTGGTATCATCCATACCATGAAAAAATTTTCTAAGTTGCATCAGCTGCGCACCAACTCGATCAATGTTTTCAATACCACCTGCAGGAATTTTAAAATCACCAGTTTTAAACTCAGTAGATATTCTATTCCATATAGTTGCATTTTTAAGAAGTAGCACAATTGCTTCTCCAACATTTAAACCATATTGGTTCATTTTGTTTTTACATATTTGATAATCACGTTTCTGTCTTACACAGTGGTGATCCAAATAATGTTCCAAAGACCAATTCCTACGACCTGTGTTTAGTCTTGCAACATCCAAAGGATCATCAGAGTCGATTATTATAAAAGGAACTTTTAGTTCAAGTTCTTTTCTAGCTTGTAAGGTATGCTGACCATCAATGACTTCCATATTTTTATTTACACGAATAGGATCATATAAATCTTTAGCAGCAATTAATTTTTTCAATTGCTTAACATGGCCTTCATCAACAGGTCTATTACCTCTTGCTTTTTTGAACTTACTGTAATCAGTAGTTTCAAAGTATTTATTATTTATTGCTTTGTTCATTATCTTTTCCTCCTTAGTAGAACATTACATATAGACCTGCAGCGAATAATCCTAAAATTATTTTAGCAGGAACTAAAAACATGATTGCACAAAGTATAGTCTTAATTATCAGGTTGTTCATTGTACCCCCTTAATTGATCCCACACTAACTCAGTAGCAATCTTTTCATTGATTGGATAAATTGGAAAGTCATCGAACTTCAATTTAGTTTGTTCCAACTTCTTCATGCAAGTTTGAAACTCATCATCTGAATATTCAATTTCATTTCCAGTTATAGTAGTCTTAGGCAATTGATTTAATATTTCATTAACTTCATCGACCCAAGAATTGAAAATGTCGGAGCTGCTAGTTTTTGACATACAACCCCCACAAATCAAATTTGCTTTGCACTTGTCCAAGCGCATCATAGAATTTAACTTTGCCATCAGTGTCTTCTTTTATTTTGACTCTTTTGTAAAGTTTTCCATTCACTGTTAATGTTAACAGTTGTGTAAGCTCGGAGAATTGAACTGTGAAGCTGTGTTCAGCTTCAAGTCCTTTCGGTTTTATTTCCCACTCAGGTCGTAAAACCAAAGCCTCCTGCAGGTTCTCCGCTGGTGCCGCAGAAGCTTTTATTTTATTGTCATTCATGATAACCTCTTTGTTTAAGTTTGACATATTTGTAAAAACATATAAACATTTTCATGGGATTTGCAAGTAAATAATAAAATAGGATAATATAGGATTATGAAATACATTTTAATACTTCATCTTTGCAGCATGATCACAGGTAAATGCGTGGATCCTTTTATACC